CCAGTAGAGGCAGTGCCGGATTATGATTGAACGCCTCACGGGCGGCGTAATAGCTTTCACCGGTCACGTTCTGATTAAACAGGCTGGCCGCAATAACGATAAACGGACGGGTGTGCTCTTTAATCTGGCGATAGAGGTTAATGAGGTCAGGGTTTATATCCGCAACCAGATAGGCCGGGTAATCGGTGTTCATCATTACTGCGCATGAACCGGCGAAGGGTTCGACCAGGCGATCACCTTCAGGCAGGTGCGTCAGCAGTTCCGGCATTACGCGGGACTTGTTGCCCGCCCATTTCAGGATCGTGCTCATACAGCACCGCCTTTGGATGCCTTTGCACGCTTTTCTTCCTGACGCATACGAATTTTATATTCGGTTATTCTTTGCTCGCGAAGTGGGGAAAGAACTGAAAAAATCTCCTGACAGCCAATTAGCAAGCGACCATATATATCTGATAAGTGATCTAAGTCGCTTATTTCCTTTTTGTAGTCAGCAATGCCTACGCAATCACCAATAAGATCGCGAGTTAACAGCACCTCAGATTTATAAATAGCGATCACCTCGGTCACCCGTGTACGCTTTCCTTCTGCAATTCGCCAGACCATCCGGCTTAAAACATAATCCCCGTTTTTAGCGACGGAAACTTCGTGAGTATCGTTAATTGAAAGCATTGGATCTCTCCTTAAGTTCCTGACATTCCACGCAGCGAGTCACGCCGTGAATGGCACGGCGGCGCGCTTCGGGGATTGGCGCGTCGCAGTCTTCACAGAAAGAAGCCGCAACACTGACCGGGCGGTTAACCACGCTGGCGATGTTGCGCGCCAGCAGCTCGTCGGCGCGAGCCTGCGCCATGTCCATTGAGTCGGCCATCAGTGAATCGCCTCCTGCGCTTCGGTCTGATAACGCTCGGCTTCCTGACGCAGCAGCTCGGCGGCTTCAACACCACTAAGCCCTTTTTGCTGAATGCGCATGGCAATCTCAGTTAAGCGGCGAGCCACCTGCAGGCCGCGCTCGGCACGTTCTTCAGCGCGGGCAGAAGTGATGATTGCGGAAAGCTGCTCTACGTCGGCGTCAAATTTTCTTGTTTCTATATTTCTCATTTAACTTTCTCCAGAATTCAGGCAAAAGAATGCCTGGCGGGTTTACGCCTTTAGTTTTTGGTATTTATTTATTCAGGTAAAAAACAGTCTGCGGTTGAAAACTGACGAGGTAAAATGCTGCCCCATCGTGCCATCTTATTCATGGCAATAATAATCAGCCTCCTGCGATGCTCTTCGAAATACTGGAATGGCTTTCCTATTTCCTCTGGCTTAAAACTTTTGGGGCTTTCACGGTTTGCCAGCGTAAGTACGCAGAATTTAAACTCGTCATTCTGATGATTAAAATAACGCAATGCGGCGTTAGCGTTATTGTCACGCATCTGACGCCATTTTTTGCGAAATTCATCAAACGTCATTGGCTGAATTTTATCAACGCGAGCGCCCAGCAAATGAATTTTGGAAAAACTGGCGGGCGCGTGTTGCTTTGGTACTTCCCATAAAACTTTCATATTAGCCACCGAAAATACGGCGCAGGAGTTGAGAATATCCAGCGCGCTTTGTTGTGATGCTTTTCAGCAGTTCCCGCTGGCTTTTACATGGATGCCACGGTCTGCCGTTCTCGCCCATGATCCAGCCGTTGCCGTAGGACATTGACGGACTCTGGCGCTTGAGGTGTGCTGCAAATGAAATCATCGTGCGCCCTCAGCTAATGCCAATCGAAGCACCCAGCCCGCTAATAACGTCAACGGTTGAGGCTAAGGTCGGGTTAGAGTGAACGCGGGTCTGCACGGTCAGCGCGGCCAGCATCATGCAGCGAATGCCGGTATTGGCTGCTTCCAGAATACTGCGGCGACACGTAGCAGTTATCCGCTCCGGGTTTGCAGCGCTGGCGGCCAAGTTTCCGACTTCAGCCGAAGCCTTCAACACGTAGGACGGGAAATTTTCTTTTGCCAACTCATTAACCGGTACGCATGGCAGGCAGTGCAGTTGAGCAAGCGCACCATCAATCAGCGTTGCGTCTTCTGTCAGATCGGTAAGCAACAGCAATTCTGAAACGGTCAGTTGATGCACCTGATCCGGGTTGAGCTTGTTGCGCAGGGTCTGTGCTTTCATGCCTGCCCGCGGCGCCAGCTCAGCCATGCTGTGCGTCAGCGCAAACTTGCGGCAGGCGTCGTCATAGTGGTTATGGGTGGAAGTCTTAAAATCAAACATGTGCGAATCTCCCTATTCACTTAATGTGAATTAGCCGCCAATAATGAGCTGAAAACGGGAATGGCCGAACGCTTTACGCAGCTGCTCCTCTTTCCAGCGAGCGTAATAGATACGGATTGGCCCGCTCGCCTTCTTACAGCCTTTACGGATGGTGCGCGGTTCAATGGGCAATTGCGGGTTTTCGCCAGTAGTCCAGCGGTAGACGGTGCGACGTGATATGCCTTCTAACTCGGCAAATTGTTCAGCTGTGACAATCGGTGCTGGTACTTTGATGATTGCGATTTCAGAGGCCATATAGCATGATTCCTTATTTGAAATTTTATGACACCGATTGCCATTTGTTTGCCAACGTTTGCCATCGAGTGCCACCAACAAAACGAATCCTAATGCCAATTTTGGCATTGGTCAACATGGAAATGCCATTTATGGACTTTGAAAGCCAGATTTCTAATGAGGATGTTTTAGATAGGATTTGTCAGGTATATGGCTTTAGCCAAAAAATTCAGCTCGCTAATCACTTTGATATTGCTGCCAGCACGCTGCAAAACCGCTATACGCGGGGAAATGTCTCCTATGATTTCGCTGCTCATTGCGCCTTAGAAACTGGTGTAAACATCAGATGGATTTTGACCGGTGAAGGCCCGCAGAGAAACGACGAAAGCCCAGGCTCAACTATCCAGCTCCAGACTTTCACATTAAGTGAAGGGAGGCTTACGGAAATTGGGATTCTCAATGTAGGTCATGAGCTTTTTGGGAAACCACTGAAGAATGCGATGTGTGTCAGAAACGAAGGCAAAAGCTATATCGTTGAAAAAGATGCTCCTCTGGCTGATGGCTGCTGGCTTGTAGATGTTGAAGGGGCTGTGAGTTTAAGAGAACTAACCGTACTACCCGGCAAACGGCTGCACGTTGCAGGCGGCAAGGTTCCTTTTGAGTGCGGCACTGATGAGATCAAACACTTGGGCCGCATTGTTGGCATCTATAGTGAGGTTGCCTAGTGTCCGTGCGTAAATTGCCTTCTGGCGGCTGGCTCTGTGAGATTTACCACAATGGCAAACGCACTCGCACCAAATTCGCCACTAAAGGTGAGGCAATCGCTTATGAGCAGCACAGGGTTCAGCACCCCTGGCATGAGGAAAAAGAAGACCGCCGCACGCTTAAAGACTTGATTGATTCATGGTATGGGGCGCACGGCATCACTTTAAAAGATGGCGAGAAGCGACAGAAAGCCATGATCCATGTTTTTGAGTGCATGGGGGAACCGCTCGCTAGGGATTTCGATGCGCAGATGTTTTCTCGCTATCGTGAGCGCCGCCTAAAAGGTGATTTTGCTCGCACCAGTCGTGTAACCGAGGTATCACCACGCACGCTCAATTTAGAGCTTGCCTATTTCCGCGCTGTCTTTAACGAATTGAGCCGTTTGGGTGAATGGAAAAGTGATAACCCCATTAAGCATGTGCGGCCTTTTCGTACTGAAGAATCAGAAATGGCCTGGCTTACTCATGAACAAATCAGCCTGCTGCTTTTTGAATGCCGAAAGAGCGAATATAAGGATTTAGAAGCGCTGGTAAAAATCTGCCTGGCTACGGGCGCGCGCTGGTCCGAAGCAGAAGGTTTAAGAAAAAGTCAGATAACAAAATACAAAATAACCTTCACTAAGACTAAAGGCCGCAAGAACAGAACCGTTCCTATCACAGAAGACATTTATAAAATAATTCCTGAACACAAAACAGGGCGAATATTTGCAGATTGTTACGGTGCATTTCGTTACGCTCTGGAAAGAACTGGCATCGAGTTACCAGCAGGACAATTAACACATGTTTTACGCCACACTTTTGCAAGTCACTTTATGATGAACGGGGGAAACCTTTTAGTTTTGCAGCGCGTTCTCGGCCATACCGACATCAAGATGACTATGCGCTATGCCCACTTCGCACCTGATCATTTAGAGGAGGCCGCAAAGCTAAATCCGCTGGCTACGAGTGGCGGTAAAGTGGCGGTTGAGATGGCAAACGATGGCAAATGATGGCAAATGTTGTCATCTTATCTGCATGTTTTTAAACGCAAACTATTGTTTTTACGTTGCTAAACACACTTTAATTAATCGCCTGATAATGCCCCCTGATGAACTTTCGTAACTTCGAAGCTGAAGAGAAGCTGTTTGCCCGCCGCGCTGCAATAGCCTTTGCTCTGGTCTGTCTCTGTTTCACCATTCTTGGCGTA